GACCTGCGTTGATACCGATGCCCGCCCTTTGTGCAACATATCTGCCAATAGCCATATCGCTAGTAAAGATACTATCGAGGGTGTCATCAACATCAACAAGGACACAGCTAGCGTATTGTCTAAGTGGCGTTCGCACTCCCGCCATGATTGGTGTTGGGATGTTGATTTTGTGCTTTGAGATTGCATCGTAGTACTTCCTAACGTAGTCTAAACGTGTTTCCTTAGGATACTTGGAGAAGATAGTTGCCGCAATCAAAAGGTACATAAACTGTGGCGTTTCGTAAAGTGCCCCAGTGCTTCTATCCTGCACGAGGTACTTATCAACGACTTGGCGTAGACCAGCATAAGTGAACAGGTAGTCACGACTATGATCAATAAACGACTGAAGTTTATCAAACTCTTCTTCAGTATAGAGATTAATGATTTCTGCATCATAAACACCTTTCTCAACACAACGCTCAACGTGCTGCTTGAGTGAAGGAAACTCATGCATACGCCCATAGAGTTGCTTGCGGGTTGCAAACAACAGCAGACGAGCAGCAACAAACTGATAGTTAGGGTGCTCCAAGTCAATAAGGTCAGAAGCAGAACGAATCAGAATCTCCTGAATCTCAGCAGTTGTAATACCATCATAAAACTGAATACCAGACTGCATCTCAACTTGTGATGCAGATACGTTTGCGAGGTCTTTACAAGCCTCTTCCACCATAACGTGGAGTTTATTCAAATCAAGAGGTTCTGTTTTACCGTTTCTCTTGATAACCTTGGTGCCGTTGCTCATATTTTCTTCCAGATGTTAAACTTAATTTTTGCTTCTAAACCTGAGTAGGTATTTGATTCTAACACACTCATGATATCGTGTCCAGCAAGGACCATATCGTTGATGTCTTTCTCTACGATTCCGCTTGGCCAGATGATGACCTTTTCGCCTCTTGAAATGCATTTGCTAATGCGATTGACGATTTCTCTATTGCGGGGCTCATTATCGTAAACAAAAACAATACTGCTTCCTTCAAGACAACGAACATCACCGTCACTACCACACAAAGCCACGCTATTGTTGATGAAAGTGCTGTCAAAGGGTCCTTCGACCACATAGACTGGTAGTTTGTCATTGACTTCATTAAGTCCATAAATTTTCGGTGCCTCCTCATCAAGCATCACAGTGATATATTTAACAGAGTTTGGACCTAGTGCTCTTCCCTGAAAACCGATTAGGTTATTGAGTTTGTCATACATTGGTATAACTATGCGACTTTCGTCCCTACCAATAGTGTCAAAAGTCTCTTTTTGGGTGTTAGTCCACTCTTTGAATTTGTTAGCAAAGTAAAACTTTTCTGGGTTAAGTTTTCTTTTCTCCAAGTATTCTTTAGCAACTGAATTTGAAGATGCCTTGGGCAAATTTAGAGACTTTTTAAATACTGGTTTCTTGAATTCTAATTTAGGTGCCTCAACCACAAAGTTTCGACCAGTGTGTCCTTCCTTAAACTTCTCAAGTGTATATTGTTTATGAAGAGCAGGATCTAATTCCTTTAGAAAGTTATTGAAGGACAAACTAGCACCACAGTTATGGCACTTGAAATTGGTATTATTCTTCACAGAGTAAATATACCCTCGTGCCTTGTTTTTATTGCGTTGGGAGTCCCCACAAAGGCAGCAGCGGAAATTGTAGAGATCCGCTTTGACCCTCTTAAATTTTTGCAGGCGTGATGAAACTAATCCAATATACTTGGAATCAACCAAATCCATTACGAAAAGATATTACTTCGTGCGTTCTATTGTAGCAGATGCTGGACTAGGAGTCAATAACTTTGAGATATATGGATTAATGATGGGAACTATGAATACGATTACAGCAAGAACCCCACCAATCTGCCAACGGAACTTATAAAGACTTTCTATTTTTAATTCAATATCATCAACTTTCTTACAGATATCCTCATCTACTTTTGCCTGTACGGTGATTCTCTCATCGTGGACAGCAAGCATCTTACAAATATTTTGATTCGTCTCACTTAAGGTTTGGATAGCAGTATCCACCTTTTCCATTATTTGTTCGTGAGCTTTAAATCTTTCTTGTAACACGGCTATCTCTACTCGGGAATCGTTGCCGAACATTGGTCTACATCCACATTTTGCGTGAACCTTTTCCCCCGTAAATATATTTTTTCTTCTTCTTTCTTACAGGAGGATCGTCTCCTGCTTCAACTGATCCAGCAATTTGACCTTGACCCATAGACACAGTAGGACCACCCTCTTCTTTTAGAGTGCGAACTATTTCAATAATTCTATCAATGTCCATTAGATTACTTGCAGTTGTTTTAGACACTCATTATCAAGTTCAATATCGTTTATTTTAGTTTTTGGATATTCTGGAATACGATTCAAAAAAACTAAAAAACTTTTAATAGATGGCCAAAGTTCTTCTTCAAGGTGATAAAAAAGGAGAGGAACAGCAGCATCGTCAAAAACATTGAACAAGATAATAAGGTGATTTAAAATAAGGTGAATTTTTAACTCACCTGTATTCTTATACCTCTTCAATAAACGCTTTATATAACGTATCCGCTTTAGATCTGCCTCAAAATCATCTCTAGTGACTGATTGAGGATTATTGTAGAATTTTATAGCAAAGAGCAAATAGTTGCTCTCATTCAACTCGTCAAATCTCATACCATGTTATCAGCTTTCTGGGAAGAGTGCGTCGTCAGCAGCATCGGTGGTTGTTAGAATACCACCAGCAACTAGAACTTCGTGCTTAACTCTTAGAGTTCCATGCATATCTGTATAAGTTGTAACTCCAACCCATCCAGAGTGTCCGACAGCATATGCTGTTGTTGCTGCAACACCAACCTCAACAGAATCTACACCGAAGACGCCAGTGAAATATGGATTAGCAGAATATCCAGAAGTCTTCGATTCTGGCGCTTTATAACTAGAATCGCCAAGAGTATAAATTGGTTCTTCAGAAATATTATAAGTAGATCCCGATACTGTCGTTAGACCACTTACAAATCCAGCGGTAGAAGCAATGGATAATGTAGTTGATGTAACTCCAATGATAACTGCATATCCGTAAGTTGCACCTGCACCAACAGTGATCACATCACCAGCGGAAACAGCAGAAGTGAATGTAACTACGCCAGTCGTACCAGTGATTGTATTGGTTCCAAGATTAACATTGACAGTTCCGGCAGAATAAACCGAATCTTTATTGCCCCAAAGAGACATGTTTCCTTACCCTATAAAATTCTTATATTGATATTTATAAAAAAAGGAGACCTTTACTTTTTGGTCTCCTTACGCAAAACAACTTTTAGAAAGTGTGTTAGAAGGTCAAGTAACCCATTCTCTTCAAATCTTTTTGTTTTTGCTAACCACTCAGAGGCAGTTAGCAATAGACCTAAAGCAATGGTTACTCCCCAGTTAGTTACAAAGCAGGTAATCATCCTTCAGCTTGTGGCTTGAAGAGAAGTTCCTTAACAGTAGCAAGGACCATATCGTCGATGCTATTGTCGGTGGATTTTACATACTTTTCAAGGAGTTCAATAACAAGGTTTTTAACTGCTGGATGTGAAGCAAGTTGAAGTACGATTGGTTTTACAATCCCAACTACTGCGCCCATGATGTCCTCCGTGTGAGAGTATCCTGGGCTATTTATCAGTATCTTCTTCTTCCGTAACCTGCTTTACCACTTGCTCTCTGTTCTGCAGCCTTCCTGTTCATTCTTTGCTCTACAGTTTCTTTCTTACCTTTTCTTAGAGCAGCATTGTGTCTTTCAACTTCTGGACCCCTTTCACCTGGTTCATCAAACTCTCTGCCTTCCTTTGCCATTTTAGCACTTGAAGAGGACATAATCTTCATAACTTCTTCTCCTTCTGGAGCATCAAGCATAATAGGATTCTTAATTCCCATTGATCTTATCTTATTCTTGAGAAGATCACGATATGTTTTAGAATCTCTATTATCACATTCGCAAGGGCACTTACCACACTTAGGACAGGTTGCCTCCATCTCTTCCTTCATTTCCTTTTTTTCAGGAAGACCTTTATGCTTGGTTTTAGCAAACTTTTTCGCTTCCTTCTTGCTCATACCAGATGCTGCTTGAGCAACTTCTGCTGAAGGTGCTTCCATTTCACCCTTCTTAACAGCATAAACCATTCCCATAAAGCGTTGTTGTGCTTTACTCTTTGCCTTTTCTACAATCAATTCACCATTAAGTTCAGTACCAGCACTAATTACTCCACCATTAGATTGTGGATCAGCGCCATCTGATGGAAATACTTTAACTTTATTGACTTGCTCCTTAGGCATTATATCAATCTTTTTGGAATTCTGCCCCTCAGTAGAAGTTGTTCCATCTGCAAGGAACTCTTCTTTCATACCTTTCTTTTTAGCAATCGCTGCATTGATTGCATCACGGCGATTATAGATGTAAGAATCGGTCTTATCCTTCTTACCATCATCATTTACATCACCATCTCTCTTAGATGGATGTACTGGTTTATCAAGACCACTCTTGTTATTAGGTACTTCTTTTCTACCACCACCTAAAGCACGTGCAGTTCTTTCTCCACGCTTTCTCTCACCTTCATAAGGCTCACCATGCTCTGTCATTTCAACTTTAAGACCTCTTGCTCTCAGTTGAGTGATCTTTTCACGAGTTGCATATCTTACATAAGAGCGATTGTTCTTAGTATCAGTAACTCTTACCTTATACTTTGTTTCTTTCTCTTCAGCAAGTTGTTTCTCATAAGAAAGTTCAATACCTTCTTTCTTTTCTATACCTTCATAGAAAACTTTAAACATTGCGCCAGCAATATTATCAGATGCCCAATCAATACTTTCAAATCCATATTGCTCTTTAACTCCACCACCCTCTTTTCCAAAGAGTTTTGCCTTAACTGCAGTTCTTTCAGCGGGATTCAAAGAACTGTTAGACATATACTGAGAGAATGCCTGTTTTAAATCAATATCTTCTCTTCTAGCACGATAACGAATATCATAAACTGCCTGACGAATTCTCTTCTCAGATCCTTCTTCAGTCTTTCCTTTAGCACCTTTAGCAGGAGCAGCGGCGGGTGCGGCAGGGGCGTGCTTTCTCGCTGGAAGTTCTTCAAAAATATGGTTGCTCATTTTGGAGATGTTGAATTACTTACTTTTTCCTATACTTATTTATGAATTGGATTCCGTAACTACTTCCAGGAACCATTGATTCAACATATTTTCTATATCTATCAGTACCAACCAATCTATTATCGGCACAAACACCACTCTTATTGGTTACTTTTGCTTCTGTAACATCTTTAATCCAAGACTTGAACATAATATTATCTTCAGTTACACAAATCAAGTGATTAGCACCTCTACGAATAATACGACCAATAAGACCTGTGTTTAGATTTTCTACAAGTTGTCCTATTCTAAAAATAGCCTCACTAATATAGTTTTCACGAAGAGTTTGAGCATCAAACTTTGGTGCAATTTTCCATACTTCAACTACTTCATCTTGAATACCCATCGAAGCACGAACAGTATCAAATACTGCTTTAGCATCTTTCGGTCTCATTTCTGGAGGCATGCCCAGACGGAATGTCTTAAAGTCACCTTCCGCTGCAGCAAGTCTCATTCTTGAAGCAGATAGACCTTCAACTCCATCAGAATCTGGATCACGATCTCCGGCAGATACTACCTCAATATTATCAAAAGCATAGAGGTTACCGTTGTAATTATTAGCAAGTTTATCAAACTCTTTAACTCTATCGGCACCACCAACGATTCTTACGTTGGTATATCCATCATTATGTGCTTTTTTCAAAACGTCAAAGATAGTTTTAGTACTTACATCATTTGTAATTCTCTCACTATGTTGTGGGAACATTTGACGCATAATAGCAACTTTACTATCAGGATCTAATGGATTTTTCTTAGGATCCTGACTACGTGAAGGAACTATCATATAATCACTACCTTCTGCTTCTGCAGATGCAGCAGCAGTATCCATTAACTGCAAGTGACCCAGGTGTGGCGGATTAAATCTACCGAAGGCAACAGTAAGTGTTCCTTTTGTCTTTTGTACAGGTAAAAAGTTTTCCGGAGGAGCAGCAACTGGTTCAGTAACTGGTTGTTGCATTGCTGCTTGTTGTTGAAGTGCTGGATCTACAAAGTTTGGATCCGAATAATTCTTTTCAGTCTCTGTCTGATCTGGATCTTTACCACCAACTTTCTGACGCTTATTGTAAAACTTGAGTCTTCCTTTTTCAGTTTTAGCAACAAACTCACCGGTCATTCTATCATACCAACCACCATGACCGTCTCCAGCAAGACCCATTCTTGCTGCCTGTTGAGAGGCACTCTCTGATAAAAATTGGAAAAAACTTTTCATCATTTAATAGATTTCTTTTTACGGAGTTCCGAAGTTATCGTTCTTTCGTTTGAAATAATATAACTTAAGATACGTTTTCTTACCTGATTATATTTATCTTTCTGTTTTCCTTTGCTCACATCAATTTCTTTTTGCAATGTCTGATAAACATATCCAGCAAAATCTTTAAAGTCTTTACCTTTAAAATCAGAAATCAGTTTGTTTAGATAGTCGTTCATTGTCCTAGAAGAAATCCAATACCCTTGTCAATATCATACTTTGATCTTGGTGGTTTTGAAGTGATTTGAAGTGCTGTAGTAAAACGGTAATTGTATATTGGAGAACTACCACCTCTCTTTAAACGAATACGAATGCGAAGTCCTGGATTAAATTGTGGTATTGGTAATTTTGCAGGATTTGCTGCCATATAATACATGCCATACCCACCAATCTGAATATAATATGTTTGTTTTGCTCCATAGTAAGACCAAAGAGCACTCGATGGTATTGTTAAAAATCTATCAGTAAATCTTCTATAATCAGAAGCAACCATTTCTTGCGTAAAATCTTTATTATCAATCGTACCTTTATTTGGAGGTCCCTTTGGTCCCCACTCTTTATTTGCAAATGCTTCAATACCAACTGCTCTCATAAGTTGGCGAAGTTCGTCTGCTGCTGGTGTCTTTGCTCCACCTAAAATCCATTTGCCATTTGAATATTCAAAGCTTCCTTGACCATAGTCTGCTTTAAGATCAAGTTTGACTTCAAGTTTATGCTCTACACCATTATAGATAAATTTTGCGTCAGGAGCATTAGGATCAGATCCAGCAGGTTGAAAGTTCCTTGGAACTATTCCACCCATTTTTAGTTTATTATGGATTCTTCCTTCGTAAAGAAACCCCTGTTCTCCAGCCATTAGCTTTTATTGATATTTAGTGCTCAAGAGAGGACTTGAACCTCCACAGATAAATCTACTGGAACCTAAACCCAGCGCGTCTACCAATTCCGCCACTTGAGCAATATTCGCTATTCGCAAATAGCGAATGGAGAATAGCGGACTCGAACCGCTGACATCCTGCTTGCAAAGCAGGCGCTCTACCAACTGAGCTAATTCCCCACGTGACCCTTTCGGGTCGTTATGCTTATTCTACAGCATCACCGATAGATTCGTCAAGGTCGGTAATGACTGCACGCATCTCAGAAATTCTTTGAGGAACATGCTCATAAGAATATCCTTTTTGTGCCTCAAATAGCACTTGACGAACTACTGCTGCCTGATAGACAGAGAGTTTAATTGATATTGTATTCTTTTTAGTCATTCTGCGTTCTCCTAGACTCCCAATACTTTTGTCTTGCTTCTCTCATTTTTTGTTTGGTTTCTTCACTTTTTGGTTGTTTCCCTTTACCTTTTCTATTTTGACTCATTAACTTTTTTTCTTCTTCTGTTCTTTTTTTACCTCTTGTTGGATTATTTTCTCCAAGCATATATTCTTTTCGTTTTTGCTTAAAGTTTTCATCCATTTTTCTTCCCTTATTCTTTGAACGTATTTGTTCAATTAATTCTGGAGAATGTTTTTTACCATAAAAAGGATTTAAACTACCAGGCATAGAATTTCCAGTATTAGCACCTGATGCTATGTTACATAGCATAGGTTTCAAAAAGTTAATAAATTCCCATTCTCTAATTAATCCTCTCCACTTTGTTTGATAATATTTAAAGTGAATATTTTTTGTATCTTTTGGTTTAGGAACAAAATTTCCGTTTCTTCTTGGATGTGCTGCATATGCTCTTGTTTTATAAGAACCATATCCGACATAGTATGGAGTTTGATTTTCCCTTAACCAAAAATATACAACAGACATAATAGACATCAAAGACTATTATTATTTATAAGTAATCACCTATCGTCGGGTGCTCTATTTTCCGAAAAGTATGAGTCGAAAGCACCTTCAGGATAACGCTTGAGAAGTTTCTGCACATTCTTGGCGACAACATCATCAAGAGAAACACCAAGTGCCATACAAGCTTGAGCAACATACCACATAATATCACCCAACTCGATAATCAGGTGCTCACGGTTGTCTTCATTATAAGGTTTGCCCTGAAACACCATCTTCTTGACGATTTCCATAAACTCACCACCTTCTGCATTAATACCAACAGAAGCAGTCAGAAGACGCTCAATATTTGCACCTTTCTCATCCAGTGCAACCAGACGATCGGAGAGAGCAAGAAAGTCCTTCGATGCATCAGAAGTTACAGCATCGACAAACTCTGCGTACTTATCAAAATCAACGTGTTTTGCAGTTTCCATTAAAATTTAAATCCTTCAAACGACTTTTTAGGTTTCTTGTCTTCGTAATCATTATACTCGTCATCCTGCCCAGAGTCAAGAATGTCCTTCTGGGCAGACTGTTCACAATCATACAGTCTCATCTTTGCCCTGTCAATACCCACAATAAAACGCTTGTAGATAGTGGGGTCATTATATCGGTTCTTCAACTGTTTCACCATAAGTTGTCCCAACCCTTCGAGTTCTTCAGTAGAAATAAGGGCAAACATAAGATCAGCAGTAGCAGGAAGACCAAAGGACTCACTAGTATCAGTGAGTTCAACATCAGAGCTACCATAACCAGAGCGAGTAGTTTGGGTGGCTGATACGATAGGGACATTTGCCTCGACGGCAAGACCCCTAAGTTCTTCAGCAATCGCTTTGATATAGCTATATGAATTGACAGAAAGGTTCGACTTATACCTGCTGGAAGCACATATATTAAGGTAATCAATGAAAATAATATCAGGTCTAAATGACTTCTTAAGTGCCAGTTCATTAAGAAGTGCCTTAAAGTGTCCACTATGCGCTGAAGCAGTGGGATACTCTTTAATTATAAGAGAACCCTGAGTCTTCTTGGCAAGTTTAGTGACCTTATTCTCAAAGGTTGTTTTAGGAAGATCTGTTATATCTTGGATGTTGACGTTGAGAAGGTTTGCGTCAATACGTTCAGCAATTTTCTCCTCTGCCATCTCCATTGTAACGTAAAGTACGTTATGTCCGTTAAGCAGACAGGCGCTAGCCATGTGACACATGAAAAGAGACTTACCAACACCTGTCCCAGCAAGAGCGATGTTAAGAGTCTTATTAGGAAGACCACCTTTCGTAATCTTGTTAAAGTATTCAAGATCAAACGGGATACGATCCTCTTTTCTGTGATAGGACTCATAACGTGCTTCATAATCGCTTAAGTAATCGTGACCGATATGGTTGTCAAAAGATACTGCCAGAGCATCAGAAAGAATAGAAGGAATCGCATCACGATTCTTCTTCTCATTATTGCCATCAGCAATATTGATGGATTCCATAAGTGCCAAGTAGATAGCACGATCACGGCACCACTTTTCGGTGGTATCGAGCAACCACTGCTTATCCACTACAGCATCATGAAAACCATCACTGATTTCACGAACTTCCTTAACCTCAGTTTCGGTTAGGTCAGTACGATTCTCCAACTCAATCTTGAGTGCTTCGGTAGTGATTGCCGAACCATACTTCACAATAAAATGGACAATTTCTTGAAAGATAACTTTCTCTGTCCGTTGATCAAAATAATCAGGTTGAATAAAAGGAATTACCTTTCTTGAATATTCTTCATTGTAGACAAGGTTTCTGAGAATTGTGGTCTCAATTCGTTCCATAAGAGAATTCTTGTTTCGCGGCAGCATCAAGTTGCTGCATTACTTCTTCGGTAAAATACTGATCTGGGTTCTTCAAGATTTCCTTTGCGTAAATCTTCTTACCATTGATCTCATAACGCCCCGCAGTATTCTTCCAGAGTCCAGCGAGTTCCCCGAGTTCCAGAAGACCATAATAGCGATCAAGACCACGCTCATCATAAAATAGACGGACATTGACTTCTTGGTTCTCCTTACTTAAACGCGATTTAGCAGTCTTAGCCTTGATAATGTTTCCGATGACTTCAGTTCCATCTTTCTCTTTTTTCTTTGAGAGATAGATGATTGTAGAAGCAGCATACTTAAGACCAGAACCACCACCCATTTCTTTTGTAGGAACATAAGCACCGATAACATCATAGGTATGGTTGGTAACGATCATCGGAATGTTTGCCTGACCCAACTTAAGAGTGAGCATACGGAAGGCACCTTTTACAAGTTGCGATTTAGTCATATCACGAACTTGTTTGTCGTTCAGTGCGTCAGTAATCTCTTTCTCAGTGGAAAGCATCCCCAAAGAGTCTAACACAAACATACAAGGTTTGCGTTCTTCTACAGGTTTTTTTAAGTAAATATCAACTGCCTTGAGTGCCTTACCACGAAACTCTTCGATGGTAACAACATTTACAACAACCAAACGACTCAAATCAATCCCACGACTTTCTAAGAGTGATTTATTAACAGCAGCTTCAGTATCGAAATAGAGGCAATAACCATCAGGGTTGGTATCAAGAAAATTCTTAACGACAGCGAGAGAGAAGAAAGTCTTTCCAGTAGAAGACTCTCCAGCAATAGCAGTAATCTTATTCCCAGATACACCACCAAATATGCTACCTGAAACCAGTGCGTTAAAAATGTACGAACCTGTGTCAACATAAGTTTCTGTTTCGTCAATGTCAGAAGCAAGTTTGGTATACTCGCCGCCAACTTCTTTTACAATTTCTTTAAGAAAGTCCATCAATTATCTCCAATAAAAACATAATCTGGATGTTGAGATTTAAACATCTCTACTGCCTCTTCAGTTCTAAAAAACTTAAAGAGTGTTGTATTTGGAAACTCTTTGATGTAATAATTCAGTTTAATCATCACGCTACCATCCCATATTGTTCACGAAGAATTTTTTTGTAAGGAAGATTCTGCTCACGAAGTTCCTTCACAAGTTTAAGTTTTTGATACAATGCAGTATCACCACCAAGATGCATGGCACTCACAATCGTTGCAAGTTCTTTATCGTCAATAGGCAAATCCATTAGGCAAAAAATAATTCAAGGTTTACAGTTTTTTCGACAGACCACCCAATAGCATCAAGAATAGACTTGAGGGGTTCTACAAAACTCTTTTCAAATTGTAGGTCATAGTCGATATATTTGTCAAGATTAAGTTCTCTGGGAAAATCTTGAATGAAGGAGATAATATTCTCCTGAATGATATTTGGTTTTTTCAGATAGAGGAACTTAATTTTTTCCCCGTTACTAATAAGTGAATATTTATTGGTTAGTTTATTCTCCTTCACATAATGATTGAAGAGTAGTGCTCCTCGAATATGAATGGGTGTTTTTGGAGCATAAATGTCTGAAGAGGAGTGATATTTGCGGACATCAGATGCAGTTCTTGGGAATGCAATCTCTTCTGGTGGTAGTGAGCGAAACTTTTTTCTACACTCGTCGATAAAGTTGATAACATCATCTTCAGTACCACTCATCATCAACTTCAAACCATCCTTAATCATTTGGCGACAAGGAGCAGGAGTAGAAGACTTAACTGCCTCAATACCCATCATCTTCAGTTTAGGTTCATTGTACTGAACACCTTCACTGTTCCACACGTTGAGAATGTAACGCTTCTTGGCAGTCCAGATACCACGCTCAGCGATATTCTCACGCTTCATCTGCATCTTCTGGTCATAAGCATTCACATACGTCGCCAGTTCTTGGTAGCAACTTTCAATATACTTTTCAAGTTCCACTTGACAGACCTTATCAAGGAACGAAACAACGCCTTGAGTAGTTTTCTCTCTTCCTTTGAATATAGTATCAACGAGAGGACCCATATTAAGGTATATAGAATCAGTATCTGAAGCAATAACATAATCAACTTCTTCTGTCTTAAGTAGTTTGTTCAGATAGGCATTCATTTTATTTTCAATCCAGCGGATTGATACCTGACCTGAGAGTGTAATCGCTTCCGCATTGGCAAGCTTATAATACCTGAAATACTGGTTGCCAATAGCACCATAAGCACTGTTAAGTTGAATCTTACGTGCCATCTGGATGTTGTTACACCGAGCAATCTCTTTTTCCAGTTCTTTGGTCTTTTTCTTTTCATACTCTTGCTTTGCAGCAAGCATTTTCTTTTTGTAGATAGTGCGATCCTTATAGATCTTCTCCATCAGTTCTGGAAGAAAACCACGAACGTCCTTACGGTACATTGCACCATTAGCACAGACCGCATAGTCTTTGTGCATCTCAAAGTTGATTTCTTCGTTGAGAATTTTATCTACCGTTGCAGTTGGATGTCTTTCCTCCAGAAGAGTCTCTGGTGAAATATTGTACTGCATAATGAGGTGAGGATATAGGGAGTTCAAGTCAAAACTCACAACCCAGTCATACTTCCCTGGAATCGGTTCTTTAACATAGGCACCTGCATACTTAGAGTCCTTATCAGAACGTTCTTTTGGGGGAATGACGATATTCCTTTTCTTCAGATAGTTGTAAATAATAGTATCCCACATACGAACTTGTGAGGATACATCAGCATAGTTTGCCTTGGCATCGTATGCCATAGTGACAGCAAGTTCAATCAGTTTCATCTTGTCTTCCAAGCGGTCAACAAGTTCCACGTCAATAATGTTGTACTCTACAAACTTCTGCCAACCTTTTGTGTAGAAGTCTTTAAAAGTATCAAACTCGGAGTGGTCTAGTTTTTTCTGACCCAGCTCTACACTTGCGATATAGTCAAGGCGATAAGATTCCTGTGCTTTATAAGTAAACTTCTTATAAAGATTAAGATAATCAAGTTGTGTGATACCACCAACATCATAAGCAATCTGTTTTCTACCTGCGATAAAAACTTCACGCTCAGTTACAAGACCCCAAGGTGAGAGGCGTTTCATCAACTTTTCACCAAGAATTCTATCAATACGACGAACAAGATACGGCATATCGTACAGTTCACTATTCCATCCAGTTACAACTTCTGGAGTGTTGTCTTCAATCATCCACCAGTTAATAAAGTCATCCAACAACTCATACTCAGTTCTGAAACCTTTGTAGATAACATTCTGCTGAGTATTCTTGAATGGTCCTTTACCCCAGGTGCGAATTTGTTTGGTTGCATAGTCTTGAACAGTAATCAATAGAACTTCCTCAGCGGCAGACTCTACGTCAGGGAATCCATTCTCTGATGCAACCTCAATATCAATAGTAGAGATTTTAATCTTGTTAGTATCAAACTTAATTTCTTCCTCAGGATACATCTCAGAAATATACTGATAGATGTATCCAGTATTTCCATAGATTTTAAAGTTATCTACGCCCTCATACTTCTTAATAAACTCACGGCAGTCACGGACAGAACCAGGTTGAACTGATTCAACATATTCACCCTCAAGGGTTTGATATTTGGTTTTCTTATTAGAAGGAACAAAAAGAGTCGGGTTAAACTTCTCACGGGTCATGAAATGTTTTCCATTTTCATAACCACGGACCAAGAAGTGATCCCCGACCATTTGGACGTTTGTATAAAATCTCATCAGGCAGTTAGTTCCAGATACTTTTCAATAACTTCAGGAGTTGGATCAGCAATAGTCAGTATTTTATCAGAACTTATCATCAGTTCTTTTTGACTTGATACAGATGGCCAAGGTTTCATGTCATCTATACTAAAGAATTGATATGGATTTACCAATTTACAATTTGGTTCTCCAATATCAGCAATTACCTCAATAATTTCAGTAATTAAAACATTATCAACATCAAGAAGAACACACTTAACTACTTTATCCATTGGTTTTTTCCTCATACATTTTTTTAACAGATTGAAGTGGATCTACAACTGTAACAATCCAATCTGTAGGAATAGTAATATCTTCGTCAGCAGATAAAACAATCCAGGGCGATAAACTTACTTGAACTTCTCTCTTAGAATCATCAACAACATCTTCAGTCAGTAAAACTTCGGTCCTGACTGCGACTCTATGGGGTTTATTGAGCAAATAAGCCACTGCTTCTTTTTTACCAGTTTCAGAGTCTTGGGAAACTAGTTCTCTTATATCAGAAATAAGAGTTTCCCCAGACTTTAACAAAGTGAGTTTGATAGACATTTTCTGATTATCCCTTCAGTCATTATAGGGCAAAAAAATGGGGAAGTCAACTGGATTTTGCCAGTTGCTCCCCAGCGCCGACGATACCTAATATTTAGAGATAATCTTTACGGGCATGATGCTCTGGAACTACTTTCCCAAGTACGATCCGTAGAAGTCCGTCTTCAAATGTGACTTCCCTGACTTCTGTGTCGTCGGATAAAGTCCACGCTCGTTTAAAACTTCTGCTAGCCACTCCCTTGTGGATAAACGTCCTGTCTGCTTCGGCATCTGCTTTTTGCCCTTCGACAAAAAGTTTTCCATACTCTGTGAAAACATTGACCTCTCCTTTCTTAAAACCTGCTAATGCAATCTCTAGATGAGACTCCACATTATTTACCTGCACAAGGTTATAAGGTGGGTAGTTTGATGTAGTTTCGTGAAGATTGAAAAGACGATCAAAATATTCGTCCATTCCAATACTATTGCGTGTGATTCTTTCCATTAAGGCAGGAAGATCCGCAGCAGTATACCTTGTAAGGTTGTTCATTATGGTAGCTCCTTAAATAAGCGAGTTTGTGTTTTGTGGACCCTTTCGGCATCCACTACTAATTATACAAGAAGTATAAAAAAAGGGAGTGTTGAACTCCCTACAAAATCATTCGGTTTCTTCTACACGTTTCTTCTTGGAACCAATATTGTACTTGGTTTCAAGAATCCAGTCACCTTTGTCCTTATAAGCAAGGACTTTGATTTGGTTGAGTGGAGCAATATCTTGGATCTTGGTTACATCAACAATAGTGATGAGTCCCCAATCAGCAAGAAGTTGGGCGATGCGATTGCGACGCTGAACGTCATTAACGGTCAGGTTTGCGTGCTTGCCGTCAAGGGCAAACAACTCCTTAAAATGAACTAAGTAATATCTACCTTGCTTGTGCAGAATGTGACAAGACTGATAGATTTTCTTTTCCTTTCGTGATGCGACTCCAATACGAGTCAAAGTTTCACGCACTTTCAAAAAGTCATCAGGTTCGTTAAGAACCACTTCAACCATTTGATCGGGCGTCCACTTCACTTCAGGTTCTTGAACGACACTCATTTCTTTCCTCCAGTTTCAAATTTCGATTTAATAAAATTAAGTTGTTCTTCTGTAAGAATCCTCAAAGCTTGCTTTGCCTTCTCATTACTATAACCATAGTAACGTTTAACATAATCAAGATCTTTGATTGTATCTTTGCGGAGCCAGGGAGAAAATCTCTTCTTTTTCCTCAGACTATTTAGAAGAAAATCATATTGTAGTTTTTTAGCAAGGAAATGATACTGATTCATTTCATTTGCAAACATCACTGAGTCTAAGTGCCCAGAGAAACAACGATTGATAATATAAGGAGGATATTCTTTTTCAAGAGAAGGGTCTTCGTCAATCAGATTCTGTTTCGTCTGATTGATCGAGTTTAACCAGTCCTTCAATTCCATAATTAAATAGCAGCAGTTCTTTTCTAGATTTTTGCTCTCGCATATATTCGCCAACAGACCTCATCGTATAAGTAAGGTCAAACTCGGCAGCATTCCAGTTAGTAAAACGATCTTTGACTAGTTGGTCTGAGTTGTAACTAATCAACTGAGGCATAGTGCAGTTATCACAGTCAGAAGCAAACCGATCGTGATCAAATCTTTTGTGCATTGATCCCTTGTGCCCATAGAGATTATCCTTAATATCATAAGGAGGATCAAGGTACAAAAAAGTATTGGGTGCTTCATCCAACAAATAGTCGTATGAATAGTTAGTTATACGCCAGTGTTCGATTATCTTAGAATACGCAGGCAACTTTTCAATCCCTCGCATACTGAAGTTGGAGACGCTTGCCTGTTGTGAAAATGATGAACTCTCTGTGAGCCCACTAAAACTACACTTATTGACAACATAGAAAGCCACAGCACGATCAATGCTAGGCACATTTTGGTCATTGATCTTCTCCTTGGAGGAAAGGAATAAGTCTTTCGCCAACTCTGGGGTATTATTTGCCGTCTTCAATTCTACCAAACGATTCTTCATATCCTCACCAAACATCTGGAGTTGCTGCCA